GGCGAAACTAACACTTCAAGCTCGGAAGGATGAGTGGGCGACAGGCCCAGTTTCCCGACCAGCTTCGATAGTGCAAGGTGTCGCTGAGCGTTTGCGCGACGTTCCTGTGATCGGACAAGTAGCTATGGCGACTTCGACGGTTGCGGGAGCAATTCGGAACGTGGCGAGCTTCTTCGGTTACACTAACCCTCCCGTCATAACAGACGTGGAGGGCGTTAAGCCGGTGAGCTTTCACACTTTGGCCTCAACTGAGCAACGAGAGCCCATCAATAAACTCTCGTTGACAGCGAAGGCAGAAACGTCTGTTGGAAAGTACCCTGGAGATGTAGACGACGACATGCTTGCTTTGGCGAACTTTGTTGGTCGTAGAAGTTTCCTGTGTGGTACACTCTGGCAGACGATAAACAATGAGGATGACATTTTGTTCACTTCGTCGGTCGTTCCAACGTTGTTCGAGATCGGGGGTACGCCACGGTGCGTGTTCCCGACACCTGTTTCATTTGCGTCAGGATTTTTTGACAAGTGGAGGGGAGACATTGTCTTCACCTTCCGTGTTGTGAAGTCTAAGTACCATCGAGGCAGGCTGGCGATATCATTCGATCCTTTGAACTTGTACGCCGGTATGCCAGCTACAGGGGTGGCTACGGTGTACACGGCGATCTTGGATCTGGATGAAACAAATGAGGTGTCAGTGAAGGTGCCCTACGCCCAGGCAGCTCCGTTTCTTTATGTGCCAGAGACAGGCACTGCAAAGCATTGGAGCAATACGTCTGGGTCGCCTACTGTGCAGAATCCTGTTGGAGTTTTCTCCAATGGGACCATACAGGTCCGGGTTTTGAACCCCTTGACAGCACCAGTGTCGACATCAAGCGTTGACATTTTGGTGTTTGTTGAAGGTGGTGGCAACTTTGAACTCGCGCAGCCGAGCACAGTGTATCCTTCACACTCACTGATGGTGTTGCAATCTAACACAACAGTTTTGGGGACGGAAGCGGACTTATCACAAAATACGTATGCTTACGTGTTTGGTGAGAAATGTCCCTCCCTAAGACAGTTGTTGCACCGTCAAAGCGTGGCCTGGCACACGATAATACCAAGCGCGGTCCTGACTACACAGCAGCTGCGTGAGATTTTTATTCGTGTGCAGAGGTTGCCACGTCCCCGAGGCTTCACTGCAAACGGGACAGAAAATGTCGAGCCCATGGTAGGTGTGGGAACCAAAAAGGCGTTTATTTGCTATAACCATCCACTTTTGTGGGTGGCTAGCTGTTTCGCCGGATACCGTGGCTCGGTCAACTACACTTTCAATCTCAATGCTACGGCTAACGCCATAGCTCCTGTTGGAAGTGTCTGCATATTCAAGCCTAGCGACTTAGGACCTTATGTTACCAATGAAGGGACACTTAAGGCCGCCAACATCAACGAAACGCATTCACGCGCCACCCAGTTTCTGACTGGTGATGGCGAGTATGCTAACGGTGGAGCAGGCGGTCTCGTTCTCACGAACCAGCTAACTCAAGCTGGTTTGATGGCGAACCTCCCGTATTACAGTCGGCGCAAGTTTGAGCCCATGAACCCGTACAATTTGTACGGGAGCGTGGGAGAAGCGAGCGACGATAGTTACATCATGAAGTATCGAAG